ACGCAGGCCTGCCGCAGCGCCGTGACCGTGCTCGGGTGGCCCCAGAGCCCGCCGGGCAGGTCCACCGCGACGCCCGTGGAGTCCACCGGCAGCGAGCGCATCACGCGGTCGAACGTCGTGCCGAGCTTGCAGCCGACCTCGAGGTAGCTGCGCACGCCGTGCTCGCGGAACAGCGCGATCAGCGCGTCGAGCTCGGCGGGGACCTGGGTCACGTCAGGCGGGGACCGGAGCCGGCTCGGACAGCCTCGCGCTCGACTGCATCTGCCGGATGATGTTGCCGGTGTCGGCGTCGTATTCCTGGACCGTCTCGACGATCTCAGCGGCGATCCAGCGGCCGGGAGCGAACACCGCGACGACGCCGCCGGCGCCATTCTCGTAGCGCTCGACGTGCAGCTCCCCGTGCTCCGTGCGGAAACTTTTGGCCTCCGGAAACTCGAGCAGCTTGAACGTATCCGTCCGGACGGCGACCTTCTTCAGCCGCTCCGTGCAAATCGCCGCCATCACGCGGGGGCCTTCGGCGCCGGCTCGATCGACAGGACCATATCGGCCGCGATCACCAGGCACGTGACCCCCTCGGCGTTGTGGAACTCCACGAGGTCGCTGTTCCGACGCCAGTCGAACGATTTCGCGACCACGGTCCGCGTGGTCCCGTCGCGCATCGTGATCAGATGCCCGCATACCTCTGCCATCACACAGCCCCCTTCCAGTAGATCGGCCCCGCCGGCGAGCGGTACGTCGCCACGGGTTCCGCGAACGTCAGCGCCAGCGCGTCGCCTTCGTCAGGCGACCGCAACCCGCGCTTCTTGATGTCTTCCTTCTTCTCGATCCGCAGCCGGCCCGAGCTGTCGAACGAATATCCCGGCGCCGTCAGGTCGGCGTGTAGCGCATCCTCGTCGGGGATCTGCACCCCGGCCGGGTCCGCAAACCACGCCCGCATATCCATCCACATCTCGGCCCGTCGGTTCAGCGGCCCGCCACCTTCGGCGGGCTCCGGCATTGTCGGGCGCTCGGCGCTGTTGATGCCCACGACGGTCGCGCCGAACCCCATCTCCAAGAGCCGGTCGACGACGCCGGCGCCGATGCCGATCACGTCGACGAACATGCGCGCCGGCTTCTCCGTCTCGATGATCCGGCGGCACAGGCCAGCCAACTGCATCGTGTCGAGCCCCTGATGCGCTTCGGTCGGGGGCACATGGCGACCTCGCCGCCTCACGATCGCCGACCGATCCGGGCCGAAGCGCGCCGGGTCCACGCCGACGACCAGAGGGCCGGACGCCTCGGCCGTGCCCTTGCGCGCCTTGAGCACCATCTCGGGCGGAATGTAGCTATCCGCCCCGCTGCTCTGGAACGCCTCGCTCGCCGTGGCCGGGTACTCCTGCTTGAACAGCCACGGGTGCTTCAGTTCGACGATCTTCGCCCGCATCCAGACGACCTGCTCGTCGTCGAGGCCGTGCGCCGCAGCGTAATCGGCCTCCTCGGCGGTGCGCGCGAAGCCCGGCGGCACCGGGCGGCGGTACTCCTCCGACCAGAACCACGGGATGAACACCGCCTCGAAGTCCGACTGGCCGGCCTCGGCCTCCTGCCACCGCTGGTGGAAGAACCCGCCGATGCCGTTCGCCGTGCTCTCCAGGATGATCTCGGTCCCCGGCAGATCCGCCACCGCCTGCAGCGCGCCGGCGGCATGCGTCTCTGCGAACGGCCAGAACGCGACCTCCGAGCCGTGGAACAACTGGATGGTCTGCGAGCGCCCCGTCGCCTTGGTGCCGGCCGTCGCGACCTTGTAGCCGCTGTCCAGGCGGCTGAAGTCCAACTCCTTGACCGAGTCCCGCCCGGTCGCCGGCCGGACCAGCTCCGGCACGTGCTCGTGGAACCGGGACGCCATGCCGAACAGGTTCTCGGTCGCGTCGCTCTCGTGCGTCAGGATGAACACGCGGCAGCCGCGGCGGTGCGTGACCTGGTGGTAGAAGCGCGCGGCGACGTAGGTCGAGCAGCCCTGCTGGCGGCCCTTCAGGACCAGCGCGCGGACACGGCCGGTGCGACGGCGCTGCTCCTCGAGGCGCTCGTGCAGGTAGCGTTGCGGGCGGTTCAGGACCAGCGGCGTGATGCCGCCAGCCTTGGTGCGGATGCGTAGGCAGCGCTCGGCGTAGTGGAGCAGATCGTCCTTCAGCCGCTGGAAGATCGCGACCTGCTCCGCCGTCAGGGCGACGCTCATTTCAGCGCCGCGAGGATCTCCTCGAACGGCCTCACGCTGACGTCGATCTCCTGCTTCTCACGCCACAAGTCGGGACGCCGGTTCTTCAGCCAGAAGATCATCGCCGTGGTATCGGGCGCGACGTGCTCGCGGTAGGGCACCTCCATGACGGCGCCCTCATACTGCATGATCTTGACGGTGTCGAAGCTGTAGCCCGTCGCTCGGTGGTAGAGCGCGCGCGTCACCCGCTCGTCGGCGACTTCCTTGCCCTGCTTTAGGGCCTGACAGAATTCGCCATGCTCGGCCGACCAGCGGTAGATCGTGCGCACCGAGACGCCGAAGAAATCGGCCAGTTCGATGTCGGTTGCGCCGAGCGTGCAGAGTTTCGCGGCCTGCTCGACGAACGCCGGCTTGAACTTGGTGGGCTGTCCCGCTGGCATCTCGCCTCAGCAGCGCTTCCCGCCGCGGCCCTTGCCGCCCTTGGACTTCTTCATCGCGTGCCTCCGAAACGACAGCGCCCCGGCCGGGTGGGGCCGAGGCGCGAGTGTTAGAGATATCGGGACTATCGCCTAAGCTGATTCAGCGGTCAAGCTTGTGGTGCGGGGTGGGATGCACGCCACGACAGGAAGGTTGGCCGGAGGCAGTCGGGCCGTGGGTGACGCATCAACACCGGCCTCCGGCCCGCTCCCACCGTCACCGGGAGAGCGATCTTCGAAAGGTTCGGCGGGAGGCGCTTCTTGCCCGGGCATCGCGTCATGGCTGGCCTCCCGCCACGCCCGCCACAATTCCCGCAGCAGGCGTTTCTCCATGTAGCGCTGCGCCCGGCGATGCGCCTTGATCGGCTTCATCTCGGGATCGCGCTGCAACTCGTATTCCTTGCGGGCGAGGTAGAGCGTCCGATACTCGCCATCGCGGTTCGTTTTCACGAGGCAGTCGCCGATCACCCACATGGTCGAACGCCGCCGCGCGCTGTAGCCGTGCGCGACCCACGCCTCGGCCGTCGCGCCCTTCGCGAGCCCGCCCTGCCGCACGTCACCCATCACGGCGAGCCCCATGCGCTTCCAGAGCTTGGCCGGCCCGGCGTATTCGCCGAGATCGCCCGCCTCGCCAACAATGCAGGCCAGCGACATGGCGCCAAAGCCGCGCACTGCCTCGGCCCACGGGTAGACCGGCAGCGCCTTGACCAGCTTGACCATGTCCTTCTCGGCCGCGGCGCGGAGTTGGTCGAAGGACGAGCGAGAAACCTTCGCGACGAAGACCACGGCGGCGAGCGGGCCACCGCCCTCGCCGGTACGCTCGATCTGGTCGATCAACGCAGCGGCTTCCTTGTTCAGCCGGGCGCGCTCCTTCTCCGGCATCTCCCAGGACCAGCCGAGCGCGCGGCGGACATAGGCGCCGGTCGAGTTGTCGATGCGCTTTTGCTGGTCGATGCAGAAGCGTCGCTCCGTCAACTTCTCGCGGAGGTTGGCGATGATGTGTGCGAGAGGAGGCGGGCGGACGATGGGTGACGCATGATCTTTGGCCCCCTCTCGCACTTCCGCGTCGGCGCTGCAAGTATGGGCATCACCGCCAGTATGGCCTTCGCGGAATTCAGTCATTGAAGCGCCCCCTCCATGCCGCGTCGGCGGCTTCGGCCGACAGGTACTTGCGGGCTGGCTCGTCGGTCGGCGGGAGCGGCTGCGCCAGGGCGGCATAGAAGCGCCCCATGCCGTGCGACTTCTTCGACAAGCTCTCCAGCTCGGCCTTCGTGCAGTCTCCGAGCTGCTTCCCCGTCTCGGTGCGGTGCGTGTCGAGGATCGAATTGGCACGAGCCTGCACGACCAACATTGGGAGCGGCCGGGTCGGCTTTGGGAGAGGTTGAGGGCGGGCTACCGATGCTAGGGTGACACCTCGACTGTGGCCCGCCCTCGGTCGATCGGTCGGCTCGCTTTCATCGGGTTGCACATTGCCCATGACCTTCCGATCGACGTTCGCAATGCCCCGCAGCACATCGGCCGCAGCGCGAAACTGATATTCCTTCGTCATCTCCCACAGCATGCCCGGATCGCGGGACGCGACGACGACGAGAGCGGCGACCGCCTCCTCGAACCGGCCGTCCGCATCCTTGAGCGCCTTCTGCGCCGCGCGATTGAGCCGCGTGACGGCGTCATCGGTGACGCCGACCTTCGCGAACGCTGCCTGCATTCCTGCCGCCATCACCCCCTCCTCTCGTCCAATTTCACCAGCGCCTC